TCTGTTTATCTATCCCGTCCTCCAAATATTTGAACTGCACGTCCTGCCCGATGTCACAATAGTAGTTTTTGCCCCATAAAACGACCTGTGAGGCGGTTTTCTCTTCCACGTGATAAGATTTATAGACCTGTCCCCATTCGCCCTTAAAACCGAAAGGAACGCGTTTTTCGACTCTTATATTCTTCACGGCTTCACCTCAGTATTTATCCGTATCCAGCCGAACGAACTGCGGGAGCATAAACCAGCGCGTCAGCCCCATGAAATCGAGCTTATAAACCGTTCGGGGGGAGATGTAGGAGTTATCCCTGAAATCTTCTTCGGGGGCTACTCCCGCGCTTTTGCCTTTGGATAAGTCGAACGCGGAATATTTCGTCGTTATGCCGTTATCGATGATATATTTCGCCTGTATGATAAGCGCTTCCTCAAACTGCTTGCGGAAGGTATACGGGTCTTGATAAATCTGACGAGGCACCGTAGCAATCCGATACAGCATGACCTGAAAGGTTTTCCAGCCCGATTTATATTGAATATAATCGTATACCGTATCGGTGACAAGCCCGATAAATTCCTGCATTTTGTTCGGGCTGTCGCTGATATACTTTCTTTCCACGTCGACCCCGTTGAGCGCCAGGCATTCGGGAGTCAGAAAATATTTGTGCTGTAACGGGTCGTAAATCATAAGCTGCGTAGAGCAAGGGTATTTGTTGTTTCCCTCTTCGAATCCCGCAGGGTCTGTATAAAAAGGTACGTCGCTTTTTTTCATGTCGTTACTCCTTAAACGCTTCTCTCTGTTTCATCTTCTTAACGCGCTCTTTAAGTTTTGCGGAATCGGCGGCGACCTTCCTCGAACTCAACAGTTTCGCTTTTGCCGCCTCCGCCGTGCTGTCGTTGATGGCTTTCTTGTTCGTGCCTATCCCCTTCAACAGTTTCGGGACCTGCTTTTTGAACGTTTTTCGCCGCCGCTTGCCGCTGCTTCCCGTTTTCGGTCTGCCCTTTGCGGGAGACTTTGAAGTCGTCGCAGAAGCCGTTTTTACGGGCTTTTCCAACGGCGGGAGATTGTGTTTCTTTCTGTACCGTTCCTCGCTCTCGCGCTTCCAAGCCTCTTTGGATTCAAACGGTTTGCCGCCGGGCAGGGAAAGCAGCTCCCTGCCGCCGATCGTTTTTATGAATATCCCCTCGCCCGTCAAACGCTCGACTTCGCCCGCGGCATTCTTTTCCGAGTTGGATTTTGAAATGGTGAACATGGTGTTGTAGGTTCGTCCGCTCCGCTTATTCGTCACGGGCGCGACGACCTGCTGGCCTGTTCTTAAATTGTCGTCGCCCCAATAGACATAGAGCTTGCCGCTCAAATGGTGGCCGTAAGTGCCGTAATATAATCGCATATCGAACCTCTATGATTTAGACGGCCGCGGGAGTTGCACCCGCTTTTACTTCTCACCGTCATAATAAAGGGACGGAAAACCCGTCCCTTTTACCGTTACGACGCGGAGGCCGTAACCTTGGCAATCGCGAGGGCGGGATTGGTGACACCGCCGCCGCAGACCGCCTGAATTTGCGCATACGAGCCGACAAAGTCAATCGCGTTGATCATGCGAAGCCCCTCGAAATCGCAGGCGATTGCGAAAGTTTCGTGATCGTAGATTATGTACTCACACTTTGCCATGTCGCCCGTATTCGCGGGCGCGTTGCCCGCAACGGGAAGCACGGAGGGAGTACCGCTTCCGATCAGGTTAGACGAAAATACATTCATGCCGTACAATCTGCCGATCTTGCCGTCTTTGATAAGCGCTTCGTTCGTTTCGGGGATAAACGCATTGCCCGATTTATAGGCGTTTGCCAGGAACAGCGCTTCCATTTCGGGACTGATAATCAGCACGTCTGCGTTTCCGCCGTTGACGCGAATTTGCGTGCGGTCGTCGAGAATAGACCCTATCAGCGTATCGAGGGTAGAGTCTGCCGTAGTGCTTGCGCTTCGGGTAGCGCCGCCGACGCCGACCCCGTTTGCCGCTACGGGCGTTTTCAACAGATAGGACATCCACTGAATTTGACACCCTTCTTTGAACTCCTCGATAACCTCGCTGACCTTATCGACGGATTTTCCGCTCGCGCGGAGCGTTTCTACCAGGTCGTAGCATTTCTCGCTTCGGGAAATCGCGTCCGTTTTCTGAATGAGGACCAGGCTGTCCGCCGTTTCGGTATGAGTCAGATCCAGCCCGCCCGCGCTCGTCGCGGTCTTGACCGTCGCCGCGGTCTTTCCCAAACGTCTTGCGTAAATCTGTCCGCCGCGTTCGTTGTATTTGTTCGTGAACGTAACGCCGGGTTTGAAAGTGTTGTCCTTGAAAAGGTTGTTTACAAGAATTTTGCTGAATACCGTATCCACCGTTTCTGTCGCGTTAAACTTAAACGAGGACGGCAATGCTTCCGTATATGCCATAATTTTTTACTCTCCTTTTAATCTCTGGGGTTAATACCCATTTGTTTTAATCTCTTTTCTTCCTCGGAGAGATTGTCCGAGCCGTTGTCAACGTCCATTCCAAAGCCCTTCGACGGTTTATAACCGTGCACCCATTCGGGAAAGTCCTTCAAAATGTCCTCGACTTTTCCGAGTTCTTCAAGGCTGCCGATTTCGGATTTTGCCAGCCGCATAGCGGGACCGAGCTTTTCCTCGCGCACCCCACCGCGCAAAAGGGCGTTCTCGATCTTCGTTTCCAGCAGCATATCCTCCGTCTTATCTCCTTTGAGTTCGTCGACTTCCTTGCCGATTTCCTGCGTTTCCCCACGTTCCTCTTCCGCTTTTTCGTCGCGTTTTTCAGAGGTGTCCGCTTTTTCTCGTTCGATCTTGTCGATCTCCCGTTCGTCCTCGGCTTTGTCGATGTCCTCGACCTTCTCCTCGACTTTTTCCTCGTCTGCGACGCCCGATTTTTTGAGCTTTTCGTCCTCGGAGTCTTTATCCCCGGGGAAATATTTTTTAAAAAGCTCTCTGTATTTCGGGTTAAAAAAATCGACTCCGGAGAGTCGAGAAAGTTCTCTTTTTAATTCGTTGCTTCCCATGTTTTTTATATCCTTTAAATTTAAGTTATTTAGCCTTTTACGTGTCGCTACTCACCGCATATCGCTGCCGCGTATTTAGCCTTTTACGTGTCGCTATTCACGAATTTAGCCTTTATTATGGAGCGCTATTCTCCGTGGGGGTCTTCTCTTCCTCCTCGGCTATACCGTCGGGAGTTTCTTCGGGGCTTTCGCCCTCCTCAACGACGGGCACGCCTTGCGACGCGAGAATCTGCATAAATTCCTTTTCCGCGTCCTCGTCACTCATGCCCTTGTTGAGTTCTTTAATCGCCGTCAAAGGCGCTTTAATTCCTCCGTCCACTTGCTTCACCAACACGTCCGTCACGTTCTCAACGGTCGGATTCGTGTATTCGTTGAAAGTAATATTGATTAGATCGGAGTAGTCCTGTATCTCTTCGCCGCTTATGTAGTCACGTACCTGTAAATAGCGATTAAACAGTTCTTTTAAAGTCTTTCTCCACCCGTTTAACGCTATCTCCCGCGTGCGCATGGACGGCTTCTCCCGCGCGTCCTGGCTTTCCACGGAACTGTTGATGCTTTCCAGTCCCGTAAGCCCCAACGTCGTCGGAGAAAGCCCCGCCTTGTTTATCGCCACCGACATTAAATTCTGGATCGTCTTTGTGTACGCTTCCCACTTAATATCTCCCTGCACGACGTTCCATAACGCGGAACTGTCGCCGGGGGTGGAACTGCCCTTCGTAACGATAATCGTTTTATTGAAATGATTGAGCCGCATATCGTTTCCGTTTTCGTCCTGCGGGATCAGTTCATCGGAAACAAACTCTTTGATTCCGCCTTTGCGGATAGCGTCTATTAAATCGCTGATACTTTCCGTCAGCGCGTCCTCGATACTCGCTAAGCCCTGAATATCCGGAACGCCGCGTTCGCCCTTATAAAGCTGGTTTGCGTTATCGTTCTTTTTAAAGATTATCAGAAAGTCTTTCAACGGCAATTGACGGGGCGTTATCTCTATATCGGGGGCAAACATCGCTCTGCATTCTTTCATCAACGCTTCGTCGTTCTTCGGGACATATTTGCCGTCTATCGCAAACCGATAGTCGATACAGACATAGCCTTCGTCGTTTTTGTAGTGAATCTCTCTAAGCTCATAGCTCGGATCGTCGCTCGAAACCTCTTTTACCACAAACGATTTTATTTTCCCGCGCTTGTAGTTGACTTCCAGATGCTGCGGCTCGATAATGTCGACGATAGGCGTGTCGCAAACGTCCGGACAATAAGAAATCCTATAAGCGACGTCACCGATCCCGCTTTCCCAATACACGCCCTCGCAGAACTTCTTTTCCAGCTCCGCTTCGTCTTTGAGCTGATTGAGCACGTCGTCGATCTCCTTATCTTCGCTCTCGCATTGGAAGCCGTTTGAGGCTACGAGATTGACCTTGGCGTTTACGATCATGGGAATGATACCGAAATAGGCAAACGCCTGACCGGGGGCGTAGTGCCCCAGGAATTTATCCGTCCCCTCCATAGCGAGCCATACGTCTTTGAAGTATTTTGGAATCTGTACCTGATAAAATCGACGAATGACCGTCGGGTCGTTACTCAACAGCGCGAGATTCTGCGCCATATTGTACTCATAGACCGCGGGCGAGCGAATATCGTCGATGATCTCTTTATTTTTCAAATTGAAGTTATAGCGTGCCATCTTCGTTGTCCTTTATCAGCTTATCGTCAAATTTTTTCGGAGCTGTTCGTTTCATTTTGTTCGTATTCTTTTTGATGATCTCGTCGTAAGGCGTCGGCGGCGTTGCTTCTTCCGAAGACTCCTGCCCTACAATTTTCCATCCCTTCGGTTTATAAATCGCCTCGTACTGTCCTTCGTCTATTACGTTAAAGATTCCGTCCTTCATAATGTTATAAAATTTCATGGTCTTTACCTCCGAATATTCCGCGTGATGTCGTTCCATTTTTCCGTCAGTCCATACGCCAACGAGTCCCCAAAATCGTTATCCTGAATCCCCATATCCAATTCCGCGCCCTCGTCGTCAAGCAATATGCGGGTATGCGCGTTATAGGAATTTATCGCGTGTGTGCTCCACAACAGCCTACCCTGCATGAGAAGCTGTTGTTTCAGTTCGCACCGCGTGCGAAGCGTAATCACGTCCTTATACGCCTTTACAGCCCCTTTCACTTGCATGGTGTTGAACTTATTGCGGGCTTTCCAGGTGTTGATCAATATCGCTTCCGCGCTGTCTATCGCGACCTTTTTCAGCTTGAACATCCATTTACACCACCACGGCTCTATTTCTTTTTCTACGGCGGCTATAATCGCGTCGTGGCTCGTCGCGGGAATTACCCACGATTCCAATACCATGACGCGCTGACAGTTATTGGAGTATCCTATCAGATTCGCCACCGTAGACGCTTTCTCCGTATTTTCGGGATCGCGGTTTGAGCCTATATCGACAAACACGCCCATTTCCACAATCTCCCCGATATTGATCTTTTCAAACGGTATCAAATGTCTGTCTTTATTCATAAGCGGAGCATACGCCGCGCCTTCCACCGCACCCCGACAGCCTAAGATTTTGCTTGTGTAATAGAACGAGTTTTCCGGGTACAGCTCTATCAACTGTTCTCTCTGCGTTTCCGTCAAATGCGGCGCGTCGTCGTTGAGATTGAAATGATAGTAATGCATATACCGCCTATCTTCTACCATTTCCGAAAGCTCTATGGCGGGCACCGTATCTCTGAACTGCACCTCTGCATGGTTTATAAACTCTGTATAAAATTCCTGCGTCGGCAGTCCCCCGTTCGTGGTGCCTATCAATTTACAGTTACGGCTGAACGCACGCCCTAAACATTCGCGGATACAATCGATATGCAGCACGGATAACTCTTCCAGCCACAAGCCGTTAGGATTTGCGCCTAAGATTTTAGACCACGCGTTTCTGTCGTCCGCGCCTAACAAATACACATATTTATCGCCGTATGTCCCGTGAAAGATAAATTGCAAGCCGCCGTCTTTTCCGCTCACATACGGCTCCCGCATGAAATCGTACATATTATAGAAACTGTCTTTATTTTGCAGGATATTTCTCACGCCCGTCCCGCGATCTTTGAATATCATGTAAAACTGCGTGTCGTCTTCGGGGGCGTTCATGAGCCAATCCATGAACTTATGCCCCGCGACCAAAGTCTTTGAACAGCCCGTCGCTCCCGTCAAAAACAAAATGCGAGCTTCGTCTTTCATGACTGCCCGCATTTTATCCGTCCAAATTATGTCGTTGAGTTTCATGTCCCTCTTTTAACGCTCTCTAAATACTCCTTCATCAATTCTTTATTTTCGTTTGTGACGCTTGCCTCAACTTTATCCGTAGGTTTCTCCCCGCTCGTATCCCTGAGTGCCTCAAATGCCCTTGTATCTCCTTCCAGAGCCTTATTCACCTGGGCAGCCACTATGTCCTCTAACAAGGTACTTCCGCTTTCTGTACGAGCTTTTAAAGCCGCCAGAATCGCTTGTTGAAACAATTTCTTTTCCCGCCGAGCTTCTCCGCTCGCTTTCCCGCCTTTTGAGCCTTTTTCTCTTGCTTCGCTCGCGCTCTTGATAGGTTTCAAGTTTTCGTCATTCATCTGCTTTCACCGCCTTTTTCGTATGAAAAAAGCGCCTTGCTTTCGCTTGGCGCTCCTCTCTTCTCTTTTTCCACGATACCATTATAACATATGAAAACGGATAAAAACCGCAAACTTTTTGCGCCCCTAAAATAAATCATATTCTTCCGCTATAATCTCGGCAGTAAAAAATATTTCGTTTGTCCAATACAAAGCGGTTCGGTCTGAAATATGTGATTTATAGGCTGAATACCGATACCCGCTTAATCTTAACCACCGATTGATTATGTATTCAACCTTCCGTTCTCCGCTATGTTTTTTGTCCTCGATCTTATAATGTTCTATCGTTCGACGAACTATCTCTACTTTCTTTTCCAGTTCTCGTTTCTTATCCACATACTTCAACGTGGAATTTTCCGTGCCATTGGCAAAGTTATCCGAAACGACAGAAGGGCGGGAGTAATCCACCCCGCCCAAGCCCGGTATTGTCATTTGTTCAATCCTGCGTTTATTCGTTATGTAATCCCGAAACGCTAATTTGATATACTCCCGCTTTTCTTTACTCGTCATTCTCTTTCTCTCCTAAAACGGTATATCGTCGTCATCGTCCATAGCCGTTAAAACGGGCTTCTTTGCGTTTTTCGCTTGTCCACGGGTGTTTCCTCGCGGCGGCTCGTTCCCCTTCTCCTGCGTTTCGTGAGGGCTTAAAAACTCTATCTCCGATACCTGCACTTCCCACACTGTCTTTTTTACGCCCTGCCTATCTTCATAAGCGCGGGATTGCATACTCCCGATGACGGCGATTTTGTTGCCTTTTTTGGTATACCGCGCTACCGCATCCGCCGTCTGCCGCCATGCGGTACAGTTGAAAAAGTCCGTTTGCTTTTCCCCGTTCTGGTCGGCGTATGCTCTCCTGACTGCAATGGAAAACTTGCACACCGCGACTCCTGCCGCCGTTTCTGATAACTCGGGATCTCTTGTTAAATTGCCGATTAAGTGTATGCGGTTCATTTCCCTTTCTCCTCCAATTCTTTCAACCGTGCTTCTGCGGCTTCACGGGTGAGGAATACAAACTTCCCAAAATCGTCGCTAAATCGTTTCTTGTTATGCTGTGAAACATTACTTTCCCTTAATACCCAAAAACCATTTTTATCAGAGACATTCCAATAACGTTTGTATATAAGAAAAACTTTATCTCCAAGCTTAAATGAAAATTTATTATCCGCTTTCGGCTCTACAAATACAAGCCGTCCGTCCTCGATTTTATCTTCTAATAGCATAAGGCGGTTAAGCGCGTTTGTCATAGCGTTTAATTCGTCAAATGATAATTCGCCTCCCCACCTTGTACTATCACACCCGATTACTTCTGCATTGTTAAATTCGTCCCTTTCCGTCAATCTTTTATACTCGCTCACTCCTCTACCTCCTCGTCGAACGCCGTCACACCGTATTTGTCGGCTATCTCCTTGTATGCCTCATCTATCGCCGCGTCAAAGCCTTTCGACCATTCCTCCGTCGCGTCGCAACCGCCGATATTATGCAGGATTTTCAAGCACTCCCGCGCTGTTTCCTTCCGCACTTCCTCGGCTTTCCGATAGCCTGCTTTATAAAACGCTTCGGCTATGGATTCCGCTTGAATTGGTCTATCTTCTGGATCTACTATGTCCCCGTCACCAAAATGTATCATTAATTCTATTTCGGCTATCTTCGCCATTTCTTGTATTTGTTCCTGTTCAGTCATCGCACACCTCGATGTTGATAAAATCTTCCTTGGATTTTTGTTTGATTTCTTCTTGAATTTTTATATCAGCTAATTCATGAGTCCAAACGGCTCTGCCCAGTTTTTCCTCAATATATTTGTGCATATCGGAAAAGTCCCCGATTAAAAACCCTGTATAAGCCGATACAATCGCCGCTTCTCTTTTAGTCACCGCACACCTCCGTTTCAATCTCATTTATCTTTTTATAAATTTTATCCACGTCGTCGTCCACTACACAGCAGTTGCCGACTATATAACTTTTCAGCTTCTCTCCAAATTCTTTTACTGTATCTTTAATTAACTTACTCCATTCACAATCTTCGCAATAATCAAGACAGCGATTTTTATATGGACAGCTTTTATTTCTCACCGCACACCTCCTCGTCAAATGCCGTCACACCGTATTGCTCTTTAAAAAACATCTTTATTGTATCTGGAGCAACGTTTATCACACCGCTTTTAACTATATACTCGAATATCTCCCGCGCCGTTTCCTTCTGCACTTCCTCGGCTTTTCGATAGCCTGCGTTATAGAGTATCTGCGCCCTATGGATATTACAAGCCCCAAAAGCTTTTACTTGTTCTTTATCCATTTTCGGGCACTTCTCACTGGGACATTCGCTTCCGTCTATAAATTTCGCCATTTCTTCGATCTGCTTTTCCTTGTTCATTTCAGTCTTTGCCTCCTTTAAAGATCATGATTTTACATTCTTTTTCGGGTTTTATTTCGGGGATTTTCAATCTAAAACCTTTATTTAACAGCGGCACAAGTTCTTTCAAGAACTCTTTTATACCTTTGTTATAATCGCTTTCTTCTGCTATATTGCTATTAAGTATATTTACCAGCTCTTTTATCTCTTTTTGTATATAATATCGGTTCTCGTCGAATATATCTCGCTCTTTCGATAAACGGTTGTAGGCTTCTTCCAGTTGTTGTTTCGTCATAATTCCTCCAATTCTTCCACGTAGCACCATGACTGCGGGGCGCGGGTGACAGGCTTTTTGCCTAAAACGGTGCAGAAGGCATATTCACACCTATCACACCTTTTTGTTCTTTTGTTCGGCTCGCAAAGCGTATAAAACTCGCCCAGCTCTTTCGGCTTGTCGTAGAAAATTACGTTTTCCATATACAGGAATTTAAGAGGTTTTCCACTCGCATACGCCCAAAGCTGTTCATCTGTCAAACGGGTTTCGGAACAATTGTTATAATACGCCTCTATCATGTTATCCGCATAGACTATTTCAACCTTTCGGCAGATATATTCCCCGACGACTTTCCCGCACCCGCCGCGACGGATAATTACTTTCGTTTCCACACCGTCTATCGTCTTGCTTATAAACGATTTTTCTTTCTGCTTCGTTTCGTAAATATATGCCTTGAACGGTGTTTCATCGGGCGAGGTTTTTCTCACCTCTATCCGCTTTAAGGGAAACCGTTTTCCACCGAAACGCATATTGAAAACGTGTTCGGGATTTATGCTTTGTATTATCGATTTCATTTCTTCTCCTCCTTTTCCTACTTCCCGTTCATGTGCGCGAACGGGGTTCGGGTATCAGCCTTGTTTTCCGTTTTGCTCTATCTCGCAAAACTTAACTGTTTCCTTTTTCTTTTTATTCACCACGCGCGCACCGAAGCGTTCTTTTTCAAATCGCGTTCAGCTCCACTTCCACCCGCGCCGCTTCTCCGTACTCTTTCTCTACCGTCACGGCTATCACCCCGCTGTCGTCAAGATACGCCACCCCGTTCAGCGCGTCCAGAATTACCTTTGTAATATTATCCACGTCAGGCTTCACGCAAGGCCGTATTTCGCCCCGTAGAGCCGCTTCTCGCTTCTTCTTGGGATAAGACACGGGGACCTCGTATATCGCTCTTATAGCCACCGTAAATTGCCCTTTTCCCAGATATGTACCGCCCGCCGCTTTATAGCTCCAACGGATTAAATCCTCATAGCTTCTTGTCTGTTCAGGAGTTATACTTTGCATTTTGCCCATGCGGCTGTTCCAAAACGTCCGCGCCCGAGCTTTGCCTTGCGGCTTTCCTTCAACGACGAATTTCATCTCTCGCCTCCCCATTGTTCTGCCATAGCTTTCGCTATTCCCGGGAATGTCTTGCTCCTCTCTCGGCTTCGTTCCTCTTTCGGCAGTCTTGCAAGCTCCACATACCACTCCGGCATGGAGTTGCAACTTTTGAATTTTCTTCGCGGCGGAGGCGTGACTATTTTTGTCGGTTTGAGCTTCCGTAACCCTTTCAGCCATAAACACGTCCGTTTTTCGTACGGGTCGCCGAATTGCCACGGTTGTATGATTTGATCACATTCCCTATAAGCCGTCGATAAAGCTCCTAACGGATTTTCTATCGCTATTTTTTCGCAGTCCGCCATGATAAATTTATAAAAAAACGCTATCGCCTTCCGTTGCTCCACCATCCTGTTCCACGCCTTTTCCCCGTATTTTCCCGTGTCCAGCCACCGATTGGCCGTCACGGTCAAATATGTACACGGCGGGTGCGCTATGATCATGTCCCATTTGCCCTCAAACGTATGTAACTTCAAATCTTCCGTGAAAAACGAACAATCTCCGTTTAATAACGGCAGACAGTCTCCCTGTATATGCCATTCGGGGTGTCCTCCCGAGCACGGCTGTATATCGCAGCTGTACGCCTCATGCCCTTTCTCCCGAAACGCTATGCATACACGCTGGCTTTCCTCGCACGCCACAAGCACCCTCATCTCCACCGCCTCCGCGCTTCTTCTACCCGCTCCAGCCGATATTCCGCAAATACCATGCTTTCTCCGTTACGAGATTTCCCGACCCGCAAGTAGGTCTTTATCGGATAACCTTGCTTTTTCAGGTCGTATATCCGCGCCCCTAACCGCATAATCCCGTACAGTTCTACCGCTTCCAAACTCGTGATTTTTTTGTTATCTAACAGGTGTCTCAAGACTTGTTCATTCTGCGTCATCTCTCACCCCTTAAAATTCCATTTGTTGCAGTCGCGTCATACGTCTGCTTTTTCCCGTCACTAACAGCAACGCCTGTCTTTCTATCAATCGGTCACATATCCGCTTCGGTAGTTCTCCGTTTACCGCCATGTCCTCTATCGACTGATTACTCGTGATTACTATCGGACGATGGTTATCGTATCGACGGCAAATTATGTCCGAGAACTTATCCAAAGCGAAACTTCCGCTCTCCGTTTTTCTTACGAGTTTTGTTCCTCCTACATCATCGATTATCAGGCAATCACACAATTCCAGAGCCCTTAAATACCCCTGTTCCGTTTCCGACGTCGTGCTTTTATACGTCGCTTTTATCGACGAGAGGATTCTTTCCAGCGTCGTGAATATACACGTTTTCAAATACTCGTTTTCCAGCTTGTTGAGTATACATGCCGCAAGATATGTTTTACCAATTCCCGAAGCTCCGTACAACCAAATCCCGTGGCCTGTATTTTGTACCTTGTCAAAGTTATCGCAGAATCTCTCACACCTCTCTGCACTTTCCAAATATTCTCGGCTTGCCCCTTGCATATCCAATCGAAAAAATTCGGCTCGGCGATATGTATCTCCCAACTCGTTGAAATTCAGTTTCTTGTACTGTTTTACGCAGTATGCACGCTCTTCACGTTCCTTTTGAGCTTTTATGTTTCTATACTCGCATTCGCACATACAGTTCAAAAACACGCCTCTTTCCGGAGCGTCAAATGATTTCACTTTCCGACAGCTCTTACAGTAAATCTCCCCGCCCTGCATAAACTCCTTTGCCGGATTTATCTTCGATAACGCCATTTCCCTCTTTTCGGCATACTCTTTTGCGCTATGTAAAAATACTTTATCAAGGATTTCTCCTATCGGCGTCAATCCCGCTGCTCGTTGCATTTCCTACCTCCCTCGGTCTCCGTATACCGCGCGAAATTCCGCACGGCGTTTCGCCTGTTCCGGCGTATCTCCGTTTTCGTCCGTCGATTCCGCCTTCTTGCCTCGGTCAAAATCTCGATAGCCTCCTCCCGCTATTTTCCGATAGTTGTGACACACCCATGAAAACGATTTTGTCTCTCTCAAATACTTGCTTTCGTCGAAACATTTCATCAGCAAATCGAAGTCTATTTCCGCGTAATCCCCCGCCGAATAGTTGTCTATCTCAAAAGGATACCTCTCGAAAAATTTCCTCTGCGCCTCTGAACGTACGTCCGCCTTTTCTTCTTCCCTTTCCCCTATGTCCCTTTTCTCTTCTTGTTCGTTCTTCTTATTCTTGTTCTTATATTCTCTTTCTTGTTCTTTATTCTTGTTCTCATAGAAAGGCGAAGAATCGTCTTTTGATTCCATTTTGTTTTTCGTTTGTTTTCCGTTTGTTGTTCTTTTGTTTTCCGTTTGTTGTTCTTCCGCTTCCCCTTTGTCCTCTGTTTCTTCCGAATTTGTTTTCTTGCTTCCGCTATCCGAACGTAAACGGGAAACGTCCAGCGACGGACGTATCAGATTGAAAAATCCGCGACATACGCCTTTCAGTTCCACAATTTTACCTGTAAATACATACGTAATTATGGCATTATATATCAGTCCGCGCTGTTCGTCCGTTAAACCGTTTTCGGGATCGGATATACTCTCATAGTAATTTTCAAAAAATGTAAACCCTTTCGCTTTCGACATATCCTACCTCTTTACTCCGTAAATCTTGCAGATCGTATTATCTGCCGTCACCCCGCCTTCGAGGTGGTATCTCGCCATGAACGCTTCCTTCCCGATCGTGTGTATCTCCGTATGATGTTCCCGGCAAAGACTCATCACCTCTCGCCCTACGTTATGTGTTTCCGTCCTGTCGTTTCCCATTCCGATCGCGTCGATATGGTGCAAATCCGCTCTCCTGCCGCAAATACAGCATTTTTTATGGATAAGGCACATGTACGTATAGTTTGCGATATCGTCCACATAGTCCAACAGTGGAAATTTCAGCGGGATATCGTTGTCTAAAATAAATTCTATTAGGAATTTCTGATACGCTCGAATAACTGTCATTGATGCAGTTGAGAGCGAGAACAGCTTCTCCGTCAACTCGGGAAATTCTTCCGCGCGTTCTTTCGTAAACTCAAATTTCCGATCAAGGTGCATCATCTCTCGCGTATATCCCGCCCAATCCGCAATCGCATTTGTCAGCGCATAGCACATTCGCCTTTGCTTATCCGACAGCGGGCGGCTGTCGATAAAATCTACATAGCATTCTTTCACCTTTCGGTGCGTCAATATGTACGGGTCTATCGGCGCTTGGATTATCGCGCTTCCGTCTGCGTTTATATCGAGTATCTTTCCTTTTATCATTTCCGCTCCTTAAAACGGTAAATCGTCATCTGGTTCGTTACGATATTTTTCCATTTCCTCGGCTTTCTTTTTTTTCATCTTTTCGAGGGTTTCGCGCACTTTTTCCGTCGTTTCCGCGTCCCAATCCTTTAATGCTACGCCAAGTTTCTTCTCCAACGCCGCAAGCGTCGCTTCTGTGTTCTTTACTCCGTACACTTGCACCAGCTCAGCTTTAGTCAATGGCTGGAACTTCTCGGCTTTTTCGGCTGGTTTTGACTTCTCTCGCGCGCTCGCCGCTTCCCTGGGGTATCTGTATACCTCGTTCCCTTTCTCATCCGCAATCACTATTTTTGCGATCCGATTCCCTTCGTCGTATGCGATTTCCTTGACTTCGAACTTCGAAAACGCGTTCTTTAACTTATAGCCCTTTCCGTTTGCGTTCGCTATCGTCGGCACGTTCAGGAAGATGAACGGCGACGTATACAGCTCCCGTCCGATCCCCCATTGCACTCCCGCTCTCTTGAACGCGTCCGACGCCTCCCCTTTCTTCTCGTTCCCTTCACCGTCACTTCGGCTCTCGATTCCGCAATCGTATTTCCAGACCCATTCCTCGCTCGTTTCGTCCTTGATTCCGATCCCGCAATACAGATTCCCTTTGATTTCCGCATACTCGCTTTGCCAATTCTCCGCCCCCACCGTTTCGTCCAAAATGTCCATATCCACGCGCGACGTCTTATAAATCAGAGCTACCGCTCCCTTTTCCGTCACCTGCTTCACCTTCACTTCGATCTCGTCCGCTTTCAATAACCTGAATTTACGCATTTCAAGCCTTCCTCACGCTGTTTATCTGCGGGTTATATCTTTCTTCAATCCTCGCCCCGCTCACGTCCCTACCCGCTTTTAAGGCGGTCTTTACAGCCGTCAAATCTATCCCCTCCGTTACCTTTTTCGTCCAATACTCTTTGGGCACTTTTGCTTCGTTTTCTACAATCACCGCTTCGCTCTTTCGGAACGTCACTTTCGCTCGCACCGTTTCAAACTTCTGTCCTTGCAACGCATACGAGAGATACTCTTTCAGCTTTTCCAGCTTTTTCTCCGATGCTTGCCGACGCGCCTTGAATATCTCTTCCTGCTCTTTCAAGCCCGCGATGTCGTGCTCCGTGTTCTCGATTAAAAAGACGATGTTTTCGATTTTCTGTTCCCGCTCCATCTGCAACCCGTCCAGCTTCTCATAGTCCAGGATTTCGCCTGTTTCTACGTCGATACACTCCCCAATCCTCGCGTCGATTTCGTATAACGTCATATCTCCGTAAGCCTCCGTATTTGTTCCGCTTCCGCTTTTCGGATTTCCTCCAATTCGTCTTGTAGGATTAATCCGTCAAAATATTTCACAAATCCGTTCAACGTCATGTTTGGGTACTCGTTTAACACCTCTACAAGCATTTTCCGTACTTCCGATATAAACGGGTGCTTCTTTTCATACGCTTTCGTCATACCGCTTTCCGCGACTCTCGCGCCTCCCGCGCAGCCTTCATTAATGCTTCCGCCGCTTCTTTTCCGTATGCCGCATAGCTGTCTATACAATCCTCACAAAGGATATATATTTCTTTTCCGTACATTCCCGGCATAGGATAGCAGTTATCGTCTTTATAGATCTCCTTATTACACTCCGAGCAGTGGCACGCGGGATCTTCTCTTTCCCACACTTCTCCCGTTTCCTCGTCCTCTACCTTCTCCCAGAACTTAATCATTCCGTTTTCCAAATTATCCTTATGTAACATTTCAAATTACCTCCCTTGCGATTTTCGCTATCTCCTGCGCTATGATATACTGTGACGCTCTTTTTGCCCGCTCTTTTACGTTCTGCGGCACTTTCTTCGCCCGCTCGTCTATTCCTTCGAAATACTCCGCTACCGCTTCCACAGCCGCAGAAAAGCTCTCATAATTGACGGGCGTTCTGTTTAATGTCGGGTAGTCCTTGTTCTCTATCTCCATTACCACCCCGCCCTTTTCCTATGTCTTTGGGGTTGTCGTTTTCTTCGAGTGTGTTCCCACCCGTGGGGACACTGTCATCCTTAATTTTGAACGCGCCTCTACTTACAAGCGAATTTTTCGCTCTAAACTTATTTGCAAGACGATCACTTATAAGTGTGTAGATGAATAATAGTATCCATACTGACGCAGTAAATCCGTTTATCGCAAATATTGCATAGTAGATTGGTTCCATTCTCTCCTCCCAGCAGGCTTCTGCCTGCTTTTTTCAGTTATACCTCACCGCTTCGTCCCTAGTGATAAAGAAGTGAATACCCGTAGAACACTCGTTCCAGCGGTTTTCGTCGAAGTTCGGTACACTGACCGTTTCGCCCACTTTGTAGATAAAGTTTTCATCCCTGTCTGAACAAATCTCCGTTATGCCGCTGTCGCTTCCGTCCGGCTCTGTTATTGAAAGCACTTTCGCTTTTGAACAACGACATTTCCGAGTAGTCGCAGAAGATCGTTTCGCACTTTTCGGAATCTGCAATTTAACAATCTTTCCACCTGCTTTTTTGAAGCCTATGAAAGAGCCTTCCTCGGGGCAACACAAAGCGAAAAACGCTGTATTTTCGTTATATATTACCTCGATAAGGTTTGCCTCGATAAGGTCTGCCCCGCTAAGGTTTGCCCTGCGAAGGTTTGCCTCGCTAAGATTTGCTCCGCTAAGGTCTGCCCTGCGAAGGTCTGCCCCGCGAAGGTCTGCTCTTTCCCCGTCATCTTCACCATTCACCCATTTCCTGTGCTTTTCAAGGATTTCGTTCAGTTCGGACTGTGTCATATTTTCTCCTTTCCCTAAAGTCACCATTCTTTCCCACAGCAAGGACACTTATCATCTGAATGGTACATATCCAACGCATGGACACATACGGGACATATACCCTCTTTCAAGGCCGTGTATTCCCAAAGTTCCAGCGTCTTTTCTTCCGTAAAATCGCCCCATTCCCCGTTGTGGTAAAATCCAGTTACCCAGATTTCCTCCGGTAACCGGTTCCGCAACATATACTCCCGCGCTTCAGCCATTGTTGGCTGGCGTTGGGAACCCGTAATTCGTAGCACACGATACGCCCCTTTTATAGGTTCCCATTCAATCTCATGCGTGATTTTCTGCGGCATAGCTTACTCCTTTACCGTCAAATCGTACAGCTTCGCTTTGAGCTTGATAATCTCGACATCTTTGGCTGCGAGGGTTTCCTCCGCTTTGATTGCCCTGACTTCCTGTTCACGAAAACGCTTGTAAAAATCTTCAAAACGCTTGTTCGCGTCGTCTCGCTCGGTCTGTGCTTTGTTGCATGCATTTACGGCTCTGTCGAATTCTTCTTGACGCTTGCGCTTCTCCGCGACGGCGTTGTTTACCTCGTCTATATACCACTTCGCACTGAACGCCGCGTCGTACTCGATATTCTGCTCAGCAAGCTCAAACACACCTTTGAACGCCGTTCCGATGTAGCTTTTCTCACCGCCCACGCTTTCTACGATCTTCTTGATTTGCTCAAGCGCCTTGCGTTCGTCGTCTTTCGTTATGACCTTGTTTTCGTTTTCCATTTCTTTCTCCTTTCCCTCCCAGGGGATTTTTTTATTTCACAAAACATGCGATTACTTCGTCTGTCGTCACTCCTAACACTTCCGCAAGCTTGGTTTATCCTGCGAATTTACGCGACAGATAAGCGTAATAGTCAGTTCGATGAATATAGCCGCTTATCTTGAAGGTATCCGATACAGCTTTAATCTCTCTGACGATTTCTGCACAGGCGGTATAGCTCAATCCCGAAAACTCCATAAAGTCTTTTATAGAAATGAAATCCTTATGAATACAAGTGAAAATTTCCGATAGCATTTTCTTTTCTTCGGGATTTACCATACCTGCTGAAAGTTCCTGTTCAACCGTCGTAGCCGTGGAAGCCTCGGTAAAATTCCCGAAGTTTTTTCCTCCTGCTTTCCGTCCCATTGTCAGCCCTCCTTGTTATCCGTAAAGCAAGCTACGACTTCCGCAACGCTTACATCGAGAATTTCCGCGATTTTGGGTACAACGTCAATCCCTGGTTTCGATCTCCCTTTTACCCAAGCCGAAACAATTGTTCGGTTATAACCGAGCCGCCGCGCCAGTTGCGCTCCGTGCAAATCTTTGCTTTTTAACAGCTCTTTGAAATCCATTCCTTTTACCTCCTATAAGATTTTCAATGCTTGACCTGTCAAGCATTCCGTGCTACGTTTCTTTATTATATACATATTGTAGCACGGAATTTTTAATAACGCTTCATTTTGTCGCTTTACGTCTTTATTATACTCTACGATTTGTCGCTTGTCAAGTGTTTTGCTTCAATTTGTTGCATTTTTTTTTAGTTTTTTTTATAATAGAGATAATGAGGTGCAGAAATGGAAAGATTGTGTGAATTAAGAAAAGAAAGAAACGTATTGCAGCAAACAGTAGCTGAGGCAGTAGGCGTTTCAAGACAAGCATACGGTTTATACGAAACAGGAAAAAGAGAACCTGATTTAGAAACTCTTTCCAAAATTGCCGACTATTTCGGAGTAACCGTTGATTATCTCCTTGGCCGAGATGCTGACCCCGAACGAGAAGAAAACCCCCAAATTCATATTCCCGATAAATACAAAGACGTGCTTGTCGCATTCCATGGCGGCGCGGACGATTTGACGCAGGAAGATGTCGATAAAGTAATTGAGTATATTGAATTGCTTAGGACAAAAAATAGAAGTAAAAAATAATTAAAGAATTTTCTAAAAGCGGCATACGTTTGTCATATTTATTATGCTATAATCTTTATACAAAAATCATGTAATAAGTCCATGTAAGACTTTCGGGGGACTATATGACATTTGAAGCACTTACTTCTATTGCGGAAAGTAAAGACATTATCACTTTCTTTGACCGTCTGAATAGCAAAAAAGCCTTTTCTATTTGCGAGAATAAACAAGCGGCAATTATTATCGATACCGTTCAAATCGAAACCGAACGCGAAAGAAAACGAATATACGCAGAGGAGCTCGGACACTGCACGACAAAAGCCTTTTACCCGTTCCAATACTGCGCAGAGCCTCTTAAACGCTGTAATATTGCCAAAGCCGAACACAAGGCGCAGGAGGCTTCATACATATTACAAGTCCCCTTTGCCGAGCTACAAGAGGCAATAAAAAAAAGCTCCAACGATAATGAAATCGCGGAGCTGTTAGACGTAGATATTGATACGTTACATAATGCGGTGGAGTGTTATCAACACAAAGGATTATTATAATGCCGAGCTATGCAAAACGACAAACGAAAAACGGAACCGTCATAGATGTACGATTCCGCATAATAAACGATACGGGCGTAGAAGTTCAAAAACGGCTTTGCGGATATCCGAATAAACGGGCGGCAGAGCAGGCGTATATGGAATTCATGAAAACCTATACTCCACCTGTTTTCAAGCTTTCAAAAGATACAAAGTATTGTTATGACGAACTTATCGTCATATACAAAAAAAAGATGGAAACAGAGCTTGCCGTTTCCTCCTATTATGATTTATGTTGGATTTTAGATAAATACATTACGCCCTATTTTCAAGGCAAATCCATTCCTTCTTTGAAAAAGTCGGATTATGCCGAATGGCAAACGGAGTTGTGGGCAGCCAAGAATCCAAAATCGGGAGAACCTTACGCACAAAAGTATCTTACGAAAATCCGATCCACTCTTATGGCGTTTCTCAACTATTGTGAAGAAACTTACGATATTCTGAACGTTTATAAAATGCTGCGCAAACCAAAACGAAAAGAAATGAAAAAAGAGATGGAGTTTTGGGAGATAGATGAATTTCAAAAGTTTATCAACGTAGTAACGGATCTGACTTGGCAAACATTTTTTATGAGCTTATTCTATTCAGGCTGTCGAGTTGGAGAGATTCTTGCTTTATCGGATAAAGATGTTGTAAGGCAAAATGAAAACTACTGTTTTAATATCTCGAAAGGCGTTACACGTAAAACGGGAAATCCGACCTCTCCCTACCTTATAACTTCGCCTAAAACGGTTACTTCCAATCGTACGGTGATTCTTCCTGATATTATGACCGATCAAATTAGCCAATACCTTAGTTATAAAAAAGCGAACGGATTATCAGACGCATTCTTTTTCGGCGGGGATTCTCCTATTCCGCAAAGGAATTATCAACACGCTTTCGAACGATATATTAAACAAGCAGAAGTCAAGCGTATACGAATACATGATTTACGTCATTCACACGCTTCCATGTTGATACATCTGAATGTTCCTATTACTGTTATATCAAAACGCTTGGGTCATAGTACTGTAAAAATGACCTTGGAAAGATACTCTCATTGCTATTCGGACGGTGAAAGCGTCGCCGTAGATGCCCTCAACAACGCACTCTCCTCTAAACAGATTCGTTCCATAAATGTGCCATAAAAAGAAAAAGCACTATATATTGTGGTTTACTGTTAAATATATCCACAATATATAGTACTTTTTTATGCTGGCGCAGAGAAAGGGAGTCGAGAAAAAGTCTATTTTATGCTTAAAATCACCCCAAACAACACTTTTTACTCCCAATTTGACATACTTTTACTTACTTTTTTTTATTTTTGTGCCACAATATGTGCCATAAAAAGCCTTTTCTTGCGGTTCTATGAAGCCGCTTTTTTCGTGAAAGAGAGCCGAGCTTATAAAAGTCCGACTCTCTCTCCTTTGTTCTTCACCGCGTTTAACGAGATAATTATATCACTTTCATTTTGAGTTGACAAGCGTTTTTGCTGTTGAGTGCAAAAAAATAAGCTCTTGATCTCAAGCGTTCCCGTATCATGGGGCTTTACTGTCAAGAGCTGTTTAGCGTAGAACTGACCTTTCCGTTGAAAACAATTTCTGCGATTTATTCTGTAATTGATTTATCTTCAAATTGATTAGCAAACACTATAGGTAAAAAGATTGCAGGCATCATAGCGTTTGCAGTCATATTAGCAACCAATGAGCGTAAATGAGGAAATACCATTTGAAATCCCTGTATTTTCAAAAAATTATTGATTTCTTCCATATTATCGCCTTCAACATTGAAAATTCCCGAAACACTTGCAACTAAATCCATAGGAAATGGATTTTCAGGGGTATTATGAATTTCAGCGCGAACTTCAACTACGTATGAATTTTCCGAATTTTGAGCCTTTCCAATTCTGCGTTGTATTTGTGGATTGAGTTTAAAATCGCCTACTGGTAAATTATTATTTTTTATTGATGCTTCGTTTACTATGAACGAAACGCTATTGATTTTTGTGTCCACAGATAACCTCCTAAATTATTACTATAAAGAGATGTATTTATTACGGCTTGACTTATTGAAATACACATTTCCATTTTTTCTTTTTCCACAGAACTAATAGCTTCAATATTTATACCAACAGCATTTGCAATTTTAATAAGTGTATTGATTTGAGGTATAACTTTCAACGTTTCTATTCTTGCTAATGCGGGTTGTTTAATGTTGCATTTTTCAGCCAACGCTCTTTGTGATAATCCCAAGTTTTCTCTAGCCTTAACTATTTTGTTAATAATTTCTACTGTTTTTTGAGTTGCTTCAATAACTAATTTCGTATTTTCGTTCTTTTCTTTTAAGTTATTTAACATTTGCTCAAAACTCATCAATTCTTTCATAACTCTTTACTCCTGTTACAATAATATTAACCCAAGAAAGTAAGACGTAAATTTTTACTTTCTTTTTATTAAATTGTTTTTTTCCTTAATCGCTTTATCAATTTCTTTCGGATCTGTTGTATTTGTTTTTTTCTCATAAGCGTGGAGCAATACAAATACCCCCTCTTTATAGTAAAAGAAAAAAACTCTAGTTGATGAAGGTCTTAATTCGTAAACTTGTTCTCGTATAGGCTTTATTGCTTTAACAGTGAAATTTTTATTGATATTAAATCCATATTCCTTTAATTTATCAATATAAAGCAAAATTTCTGTGAGCTCGTTCTCCTTGTGTTGCGCTATTAACTTTTCTAAATATTTTTCTATAGGTTTATTTCCCATTGGAGTTTCATACATTTCTACTTTATACACATCTTCTGTACCTCATTATATGTATTTCGATAACATAAATGTTATCTTTCTACTTTTATCAGTATATACAACTCTATTAAAAATGTCAAATGATTTTAAAGTCTTTTTTGAAATTTTTTGATACTTTTATAAACAACAATGTACTTCTTATATAAAAAATACCCCGACAAAGCAGTATTACCTGCCCTGTCGGGGTTTCTTCAATCCTCATAATCATGCGAAGCGAGCACGGCTATGAGCCAAATCAAGAATATCGTAATCATGTGTTCTCCTTCGGATTCGCTTTGCACCATTCGAGACAGGCTTTCGCTTCCGAGGATTTCGTCAACAGCAGATTGATTTCCGTCTGCACGTTGTTTGTGCCGAAAATAAATCCGTTCACCGCCTGCATAACCGCGCAAAAAACCTTTATCAGACACGTAATAAACGTTGCAAACGACCAATTCAGAATTATATCCCCACCGATATTCACCGCAAACAGACACAGAAACAGACCTTGTACGGCGTTTCTTAACGTTTCTATGCTGTAATCCCGTTTCGGCTTGTATCGGTTGGACGGCTCAAGCTCGCTCACCCCGTCCGAGAAACTTTCCCGCAGGAAATTCGGGTCATACGGCTTAATCTTTACCCGATTACACTTTTTGATCGCTTTCAACTGTTCTTTCGTCAATTTTTCTTCGGGATATGCGTTTAACAGCTCTTTTCCGTTCTTTCCGATATATTTTTCCGTATAGTCTTTATACGTCAATCCCGCAGGCGACAGGATCGCCGTCTTTATCCGCACCGTTGTTTCCTCCGTATGGTGATTGCAGTATTCGGTCACCCTCGCAGAATACTCGCTCTTTACCAGCTCTTCTATCGCTTCCTTGGACTTTTTCGCCGCTTCCTCGTAGTCCTTTTCGTCGCGTTTTCGATTTCTCGAATACGCTTTTGCAATTGAATGCAGACACTGCGAGCCCACAAACACAAGGATACCGTTTAGGGTAAAATCTTTCCAGGAAAAAGACACGCTTGCCGCGATATCCGTCAAATACATCAGGACGATAGCGACCAGCACCAAAATTCCCGACGCCAACAGCACATTATTCGTGCCTCGGTTTTTCCCCGTCCGATCTTTCGACACATAAGCGTTGATATATTCGGGCTTTGCATTCCCCTCGGGCAATTTATCCATTTCCGTTCCCTCCATTTAGGTTTGTCACCTCCACCTGCCCGCAATGCCGCCATAACTCCTCAAACTCTTTGGAAAGCTTGAAGCAGACCGCGCCCAGCGTATTCCCGATCGCCGCAAACGCAAACACGAACGTCAAGCCCTCTATCGTCTGTTTCTCCATACTGTTCACCAGTGCCATCAGTCCAAACAGCACCCAGCAGATCACCGCCGCATTCGGGCTTTTGATGACCTTTAAAAGCGCCTTATACAGCGGCAGCGCGGCGCAGACGACAACGACCACGAACACCCCCGACAGCGTGCTGTCCGCGTCCTTGACCACGATCACGGGCAGTTTCAACACTCCCGCTATCAAAGTAGGCACGACGCATAACGCCATGCCCACCCAGTACGCGACCAGTCTTGCGTTGTAGTACCATTCCTTAGAGTGCTTGATTTTCTTCATCGGCTTTCTCCTTCTTATACTCGCCGTCTATCTCCCGCGCCGCGCGG